TCTAATAGTTTGCATCGTGATATATTTTTTCTTTTTTTATAATATATCGTCTGACAAAGTCTCAACAATGAAAGAATTATTCCAAAGTGCAGCTTACGCGGCTTTAAGTCGTAATGAATACTTCGGTGGTGCTCGTGGCGCAACCATGTCAAACGCAAGTACTGCAGAAATGTTATCACAATTCATCGCATTCGTCCTTGTCTTATTATTATTATTGTTATTCGGTAAATTCTTATGGAACGAATTTATGGTCAAATATGTCACCATCTTAAAACCTATCCCATCCGTCATTGATTTATTAGCAATCTCAATGTTATTACGTTTATTCTTATAAGCGTCTTCTTACGTCGATAACCAATATAACTACACCAGTGTTTATATTGACTATCTGGATTAACTCGGAGCGATTCTCACGGAGATTGCCTCGGAGGATTTGGTAATAGTAAATCAACGTGTCCCTCTCGATAGGATACGAGTTGATAACTTAATGCGGAAATCGTTACTTTCACACACGTTTTAATAGGGTGAAGGCAATCATCACATTCGTCATCGTTGTCATCTCCATTTTCCTTTTCATTCACACTAACACCCTTATATCCGCCACAATCACATTCACACATGTGATACTCGGGCACCCAGTAGATACCGGGGACACGATGAATAACCAATCGCACACATCGGATATGAGAAAAATTCACCGATGCATCCGGGTCATTGAATTCATTCGAAAAAGGTATGATTACCGTATCGAGTTCGTCGTCGTCATCTTCACTCACGGTCTTGTAGTGTTCGAACATTTCCACGGGTCCTTCCACATAGACACGTCCATTGAAGAACAATCCAATATACGTAACCGATTCCATATCGATATCGTGAATGTGTATGGACCGCATCGGATTGCAAAATGACAAGTCTATCTCATTGATTCCCGGGTGTAATTCAACCTCTTCACTATATTGGTATTGATAGGTCAATTGACAACCAATATACATATTGTCCGCACAATACGTATAATAACAAGAACCGTATAATTGGATGTCGCACGGGAATACTCCTTCTACACATTCGATAATTAATACGATTTCATCGGAATAGATGCGACTAATCGGAAGTAGGTTACGGCGATGGAGTGTTGCAATATAGAGTGGGATATTCGTCTGATAGGGATTATACGATACCTTTGAATTGATGATATCGGGATACATTCCAACGTCCAATACATCAACGACGCACCCGCCGATTTCTAACGTAACCGTCTCAATGAGGTCCGATGGACTTTTATCTTCCTCACGACGACATTCGCAATGGTCTCCTTTGGATTTACACTTACCTATCCATAATTTATGTTTCACCGCGATTGATAAATTACCAATGTAATCATAGTCGATACACGGATTCCGATAGTAATCACTTGTGTATGTCGGCATTACCTCCGAATATGTAATCGGACCATTTAGCGATATACGATAGCTCACTTTATCCCCGGATATGGTTTTACACGTATGTGTATAGAGTTGTCGATAAACACGCTGATATTTTCCTATGAAATACTTACGCGGGTCATCAACATAACGGCATCTATCTAAAATTGCGTCTTCGATGCCTTTATGAATCAATGCAATCCGGGGTCCAGAACATTTCATATCGCGTTTATTTTCCAAAAAAATAATATTTGTATATAATTACATAATTTTCTCGAAAATTATTTTCTCGAATTATAATATAGTATTCAAGATGTCTGATTCATCTAATAATTCACCTTCCAACTCTCGCCCAAGCACTCCTGATTCGTCAAGTTGCGATTTGTCAAATACCGATTTATCAAACACCGACTTGTCCAACTGTGGTTGTGACATTAGTGGTTACGATATTAGTGGCTACGACCTATCCGATTGCGGTTGCGACATTAGCGGTTACGACCTATCCGGTGTCCTCGACGGTTCCGCTGTTGTCGTCCTCGACCAATCCGGTAATACACTTGTCATCGATTATCTTACATTAGACGTATCGAGCGTCATCGGACTCGCAACTGTCACTTATCAACAAGGTATGACTGCAAGTGGTGACGAAGTGACCTACGCAACCATGGTAACCAATGAGTTGGACCCAAGTGCTGATGTGATTATCACTGAAAACCTCGTATCCATCGTCGATGATGATATGGAAATCGACGCATCTCGTAATGCAATTCTCAATGAAATACGATTGTATGCAGCCGAAATACAATGTGAAGACTTCCATGGTAAAGGAACAATCGACGACTATAAGGAACTGTTTATAGCCGCTTCGAAGATAACGACGGATATCAAGCAAATCCAGCTCGATGTCGATGTCCAAGGTTTCCAGGATTTCGCAGACGCAGCCGATGAATTGAGTAAATTATTTACGTCTTTTATTCTCAAACTAGAAAACATTAATATCGTCGATGATTCCTATTTCTTATCCGTTGTACTTGACAGTATGAAACGTATTGCGAATCTATCAAAGACGTTCGAACAATTCAAAAAGACTATTTTACTTACAACGAAGATTCACATTCCAAAATCTACACAAGAAACACGTGTTGTTCTCGAACAAGCATTATGTCAAATCAATTGTGCGATGAACTATGTCAATAACTTTGCATCTCCTATTTCAGGTGGATTACCAGGTAGTGAATTGGATGATGAAGATAAACAAACGATTCAAACTGCAGTCAATACGATTAACAGTTGGTCTGCATTATCGGACCAGGGTGTCAGTATTGCAATGCGTGAAAATCCAGATATCCGTTGTATTACCCAAATGTCTAACCAGGTTAAAGCGAAATCGTTGCAATTACGCGATGTGACGAATCTATTAAAGACAAAGATGGCATCGTATAACTTCCGCGTATAATCTCATACGTGCTTACTATATAAATTTGATAAGTATTCACTTTTCGGTTAGGTTAGTTAATATTTATGAACTGAAAATATAAATCGATATGACATCGGAATATTCAAATAAAACAAAGGACCAACTTATCGCGATTTGTAAAGAAAAAAACATACGAGGTTATAGTGGTAAGAAAAAGGAAGAAATATACAAACTACTCTTAGATAATACGATTACGACTAATCAAGTTGCTATACCAATCGCATCGCAGACATCATCTGCAGTATCGTCTGTATCATATACACAGTCTATAAACAATGGAAAATTAAAAATGATTGACCTATTCGCTGGAACTGGTGCTTTTACACTTGCATTCAGTCAGACTAACAATGTCGAAGTGGTATTCGGAAATGATATGGTGGAACATTCAAAGAAGATATATGACGAAAACTTTAATCATCGTCTTACATTGAAAGACCTAAATGATATAAAGGTCGAAGAAATACCACCACATGATATATTAACAGGCGGATTTCCGTGCCAACCATTTAGTATCGCTGGATACCAAAAAGGATTTGATGACGAACGTTCAAACGTGTTCTGGAAAATTCTATCCATTATTGACTATCATCACCCAAAATGTGTTATATTAGAAAACGTAAAAAACCTCCTTTCACACGACGAAAATAATACATTTAAAACGATAAAGGAAAACCTAGAACAACGCGGCTACCATATATGTTACAAAATTTTAAATACGGCAGAAATAACAGGAATTCCACACCATCGCGAACGTATCTATATCGTATGTATTCAATCAAAAGATATATACGACCAATTTAATTTAGATTTTCCAACAATAGAAAAACGAAAGATTACCGATTTTCTTGAACGCAACGTTCCTTCCAAATACTATTATACCGAGCAATCAAGTACGTGGGACTTGGTTAAAGCAAGTGTTGTAAAGAAAGAAACAGTATATCAATACAGACGTGTGTATGTTCGTGAAAATAAAAGTAATGAATGTCCTACATTGACTGCTAATATGGGAAGTGGGGGACACAATGTTCCGCTTGTATTGGACGATATCGGTATTCGTAAATTAACACCGCGTGAATGTTTTAACTTTCAAGGTTTTCCATCGTCGTATCGACTACCGCAATTATCTGATGCAAATCTATATAAACTTGCTGGTAATGCGGTGTCCTTTCCAGTCGTCAGATTGATTGCAGACCGAATTGTTCCATTATTACTTAATCAATAAATCAATGAAATATATCGTCGAAACGTCCATTATATTTTTTATCGCAAAATTGTGATAGTTGATTATGTAATTCGACCCAAGTCAAACGAGGTCTTCTTCCTTGTTTGCATTGGTCTTCAAATGTTTGTTTTTTATTTACTTTTATAGACTTCCATTCTTTCGATGTTCGTGATAATGGAACTCTATATAATACGAATTCATCATTTAACCAATTTCGAGCATCAAGAAAGTAAATTACATTCCAATCAGACGATGGCGTAAAAGAACACGGACCATCACTTGTAAAACATTTACATTCGATTTTACCTTCTTTACTCGATATCAGGTCGCCTTTCTTACAATCCCATGAGCATGACGTATCGCCAAGTTTATAAAGTATAAATTTCACTATGTTCTCACTAATATCTTCCGGAATAGATGGTAATCTTATTTTAATACATAACTCACTTGACGATTTTATTCGTCCAACTACGTAATCCTTGTGTAATCTATATTGCGTTTTTAAAACTTCGGGTCCGTAACTATCTATGCATACGATACTCTTGTCGATTGGTTCTTTTACTTCAGTATGTGATGTTTTGGTATTTGTATGTGTATTCGCGTCGTTTGTACATGTTCGCTTGTTATGTCCGATTAATCCACAATTCGAGCACTTCATTTTATTAGTTTTCTATACCGATGATACACGTGACAAATATTTCATCAAATTTACCTCATTAAAACATATCTTTGGTCCCACCATTGTATGGTTTTGCGAATCGTTCTTCAATAAGAATCGTATTGTAACTTTTAGCGGATTCCAATGCATTCGCATCGAAATTCGCGTCATACAATGTTACCAATAAACGACCATACTTGTCAAAATCGCCACATGAAACACGAACCAATTTCGTATTCTCGTTGATAATCGCCTTGATATCCTTTTTTGACGTATCGACTGTATTCATATCTACACGGCAATTCGTCGATAGTTGAATAAGACGATGTCGGCATCGTTTAGCAGCGGCGATTTCTTCGTCGCGGTTCGGTTTCGACATGGGAGGTTTTATTTCTGGCGTATCGAGACCGACTAATCGACAAGTGAATTTAGTCATTCGGTTATCGAGAAACATCACAATTTTACACGTATCGC